AGTTATTTGATATGATTTATGATTCTAGTTATAGTGAAGATAAAAAGAAAGCTATGATGATAGAAATAGGCGAACACATGTACAGGGATAATCTTGTAATTGATCACGAGATCAATTTCTTCTGTTGCCTTATTGGTTTATCGAAGATTACTTCTTAACGTTAATTGTAACATTAACTTTTGGTAAATTCTTATCTGTAGGTTGATTGTTTATACCAAAGTAATCTGGAGCCTCTTGTGGTTTTGTGCCAATAGGCTGTTCATAATTATTAGGAACGCCCTGTAATGGTGGTAATCCCACACCAGTTGGTACAACTTCAACATATGCCCAATCACCGGGTACTGTAAATTCTGATAATTCAGTACGAGTTGAAACTGTTCTTGGATCTGTTTTTAAAATCAAATAACAATCACCAACACCTTCATTATCATTTGCATCTTTTATATTTTGTGAAGAACCATGTCCAGCTACTCTTTTGATAAAAAAGAAATATTGTCTTTCAATTAAATCGGTTAACCATGCAACAAAACTAGCATCGCCGCTATAGTGTTTTTGGAAATAAGGACTAGATAAAAATGCTTTATTAACTCTTACAGGTGTACCTTCCCTGAACCCACCATTTGAATAGTGTGAAAAGGCTGTTTCTAATAATGTTTCGTATTTATTAAACTTTGACATGGTATTATTTATACTTACTTCAGTATGTTACAAATTCATAAAAGAATTAGCTACATTTATAAGTATTTATACAGTGGCAACCATAGACTTAAACAATTTAATAAGACCTAAACAAACGAATTATCTTAAAAATTCACCATCTGTTGTTATTCAAGCACCAGCTTCAGTTTACACTGATTTAAGGTTAGACTTAACACCATCAAATAGTGTTGGTTTAGGTTTAAATGTAGCTAAGTCAAATGATATAATTGTTGATACTGATTATGATGCAATTAAAAATTCAATAAAAAATATTTTTACAACAAGACCGGGACAAAAATTGTTAACACCAGATTTTGGTTCATCATTAGAAAAATATCTTTTTGAACCTATAACTGATAGTTTAGCAAAAATTATAGGTAATGAAATTTTGGGTGCAATTACAACATATGAACCTAGAATAGATGTTTTAAACATCAGAGTTACACCACAACCAGATCTTAATCAATATAGTATACAGGTAATATATAGCTTTTTAGAGTTAAAAACTCAAAACACTCTAAGTATTATAGCACAATTAGGAGGACAAATCTTAATTTAAGATAATTATTACAATGGCAAACAACGATCCTTTTTTTAATACAAATTCATATATAAGTTTTGATGCAACTAGTCTTAGAGATTTAATTGTATCAAGACTTAATGAAGGTCAAATTTTTACTGATCAAAACTATCAAGGATCTAATTTAGCTGCATTGTTAGATGTTATTAGTTTTAGTTTCAGTACACTTTTATATTATTTAAATAAAACATCATCAGAAAGCATGTTTTCAGAAGCTCAGATATACGAAAACATGAATCGTATTGTTAAACTTTTAAATTATAAACCAATTGGTAAAATTACACAGTCTATTGGGTTTGGTTTAACCGTTACACCCGATCTTCCTATTGGAAATTATATTATACCAAGATATTCTTATATTAGAGTTGGTAATACTGTTTATTCCTTTACTAAAGATATATATTTTTCAAATACATCTAATGGGTTAAATTTATTACAAAATTCATCTTCAGATTTCTTTTTATTCCAAGGACAGTTTGGAGAATATCCATTATATAATGCAATAGGTAATATTAATGAAGTGATATATGTAAATCTTGGAAATACAACATATTTAGATCACTTCAACGTACAAGTTTATGTTAAACCAGCATCAACTGGTATTTGGGAAGAATGGAAACAAACAGAAAATTTATTTTTAAATAAAGCAACTGATAAAGTTTTTGAAGTTAGATTTAATCCAAATAAAAATTATGAAATCAAATTTGGTGATGGTATAAATGGTTCACAACTACAAACCAACGATCAGGTGCAAGTTTATTATCTATCAATAGATCCAAGCGCATCTGATATTGCCGCTAATACGTTACAGGGTAATAATATTACGTTTTTCAATAGTGTAAATTATTCATCAATAATAAAAGATGTTTTAAATGAAAATTCTACAATTTTAACACCATTACAAATATCATATGTTTCATTAAACAATGAATACCCATCAAATCCTTATACACCAGAAGAAGACGTAAACAGTATTAGATCTAATGCACCACAAAATTTTACATTACAACACAAACTTGTAACTATAAATGATTTTACATCTTATATTAAAACAAATTACAAAAAAATGTTTGCTGATGTTAGCGTTTTAAGTAATGATGATTATTTAGCAAATCATATAAAATATCTTTATGATATAGGTATAAAATATCCTCAATTAGAAGATAGAATATTATTTAATCAAATTAAATTTGCTAATAGTTGTAATTTTAATAACATATATGTATATGTTACACCATTAAACGGTGCACAGAAATATATCAATTCTGCACAAAAGGAAATATTGATTAATGACTTAAATGACAATAAAATTTTAACATCTGAAATCATACCTATTGATCCAGTTTATATGAATATTGATTTTTATGTCAAAAATTCAAACACGACACCAAACATAAATGACATAAACAACAGTCAACTTGTAATTTATAAAAATTCAAATACTAGAAGAGCCACATCTGGTATAATTTCTGATATAATTAATATTATAACAAATACATTTAGTAAGCAAAATGTAAGCTTTGGTGAAAACATTAATATTAATCAATTATCAACTGATATAATTAATATTGAAGGTGTTGATAAAATACAAACTTATAGAAGTGATACTAAAACATATATTGATGGTATTTCATTATTAATATGGAATGATGCATATCCAACATTGGATATAGATACATATACTCAAAATTATCAATTAAAAAACTTCCAATATCCTATATTTAATAATATAGAAAATTTAATATCAAGAATTAATGTTATAGAACCATCTGGTGTAATACAAGTAACGGATTTCTAAAATGCAAGCTTTCCCGACACCAACATTATTGAATGAATCAATATATTTTGATTATGTACCACCACCAACATTTGCTGGTCACATAAATAGATTCCCATTTAAAGTTATAATAACATCATCAAATGATAATCCTCATTTTATTTATTTAAATGCATTATATTCTAAATCATATGATTCACAAATAAAACCAAATAAATGGTCATTTTTAAGACCAGAGTGTAAATTTTTAGATTTAAACCAAAATAAAATTGATACAATTAAAACTGTTGATACAAGTCTTTATATTGATAACAATGGAAATTTAAATACAGTAAGTGGAACTTTTATTGGTGTTAGTGGGTATGCTGAATTTTATTTTGTTGATGATTGGTTTAATTATGATTTATTTTATAATGAATTACCATACAGTACAATAGTCGCAACTTTACAAGTAAGTGGTATTGATTATTTTGATCCCACAATATCAGATCACGTTTTATCAACAAATTATACAAATAGTAAAACTATAGCATATCAACCACATATTTTCACATATAGACCACCAGACTATATTAAAATATCTGAAAATGGAATTAGAGATTTTATAAATCCAAGATGGTATTATGTTAAACAACCAATAGTTTTTACTTTAAATTGGAACAATCAATTTAAAGATATAGTTTATGATGGAAATGAAATTACACCAGTTAATACAAATTCAAATTTTTGCAAATGCCACCCATATTCACAAGATGATGATCCAATATACATAGAATCTTATAACAAAACAATCAATTCATCATTTTTATATCCAACATATATAACATATAAAAATGAAGATGGTTATTTAAGTTCTGGTTATAATAAAAATTATTTTTATGCTCCTAAAATAACAACGTTATCAGTTATATTAACAGCAGTTGCTACGGTTAATATTCCACCTTTAAATGGTAATACATATAATCCTAAAATTTGGATTTCAAACCCAAATGCAGGATTAATGGGTATATATGAATATAATTTTATAAAAAACTTTCCAAATTTAGAATTAAAAAGTTTACCAAAAGTACAAACTTATAATTTTGACGTTCCAGTAATAACAGATGCTGATTTTACAAACAAAGGATCATTTAATACTATTGGTTATCATGGTATAAATGGCATAGCAGCATTACCATCACCATATTACCAAGCTTGGGCATGTGATGG